GGAAGTGTGCGCGCATGGTAAAAGGTGCTGGTTTAAAGAGCCAAGATCCAAGAGCCAAGATCCCAAGACCCTAGACCCTGGTAGGGGGATCTTATGGCGTACCGCCGTATATATACCGTATGCGTATAGTATTATGTACCCGGTACCACGCGCGTTGGGGTCAATATATGCGGGGTATGGCGATTTCCGTGACTTAGAGTAAATCCTTTCCTTTTAAACCTTTAACGCCATCGACCCATTATATAATTATATATTTTTTGGTTTACCCTAATTTTAACCCCAATTTAATTTCTACCCCCATAAACCTATTTTTAAATCCAGTTTTACACAAAGGGAAACCCCCCGTAAAATCCAAATCTCTTCTTTTTACAAAATTTTTTCACATCGAGCAAGTATATACGTATCTTTGTAGAGTGGGTAGGGGCAAGTAAACAGTTAGCAGGCTTACCATATTTATAACCATGATAAAAAATTTATTTAAAATTCCGTTCTACTTTATATTTGGTTATTTAGTAATTGTTTCTTGTGGAATATTTAGCGTTATTGACATATTTATAAGAAAATAATAGATGGCTGTTTTTTCTTTTGTTAATAATAACGATAGCTCAGTTTATTTCACTGTAGAAACAGTTCGAAATGAATTGGGATTTTATGAATCTCCTTTTTCACCGGCTAATGCTATTGGAACATATAGTAATTTTACAGGAATAAACCCAGAACATTTAGTAACTTCCTCTTATATATTTAGTGAAGTTATTCCCCCAGGATCTTCTTCATTTACATTTGTCCCTACTACTACAATTGATACAGGATCTGTTTATTTTAGGGGAACAGGAGATTTAACAGTAACAATAACAGTTTAATATGCCTACATATACACTAACAGCATCACAATTATATGGGCAAGGAATTTTAAATTCATTTAGTATTCCCGCTGGTTCTTCTTTTGATTCAGATTATCAAGCAATTTTAGATAAAGCTGTTTCTTTAGGATATACTTTACCAAGTTCAAATGCTCAAACATTACAAAATACTTTGGTAACTTCTTTAAAAACGGATGGGATTTGGAATAAATTGGATATATTCTATGTCTTCGCAGTTGACAACAATGCAAGTGCATTTGCTACACTCAATTGGAAAAACCCTAACGCACTTTTAAACACACCTACCCAAAGTACACTTATAAACGAAATTGAATTTGTAAATAATGGCGGTTTTCGAGGTCTTGAAACAAGTAGTTACATTGATACCAATTTTAATCCCGCAACGCAAGGTGTTCAGTATACGCAGAATAATGCTTCTCGTTATTTCTTTGTTCACGCAATTAGCGGTAGTGGTAGATTTGATGGTAATTCTAATTCTAATAGAAATACAATGGTGCGTGGACTAACTAATGCACAGAGAATAAATGCTGGAACAAATACAGCTTCTATTGCTCTTGACTTTGTCAATGCTGTAACTACAAAGGCTATACATAGAACTTCTGCTACTGATATTATTGCCTTTAATGGTCTAACGGGAGTAAGCGCTACCCAAACATCAGCAACTATGGATTCTACTAATCAATTAATTTTAAAAGCTGGTTCTTTAAATGGTGGGCATACTTGTGCAGCTTATGCAATGGGAGCATCAATGATTTCTGAAAATACAGACTTTGTAAATGCATTTGATACTTATAAATCTTCATTATGATAGTTTTAACAGCAACACAAGAACAGTATAATAATCTAAATGGATATACAAATGGTCCTAATAAGTTATTATTTGCTAAAGATGGATTAGATAGATGGATAGTAGGAACTGGAGTTCTAGAATATCCAGCATTTTCTGAAATATATACACAATTAGAAGAATTAGAAAGAGTTGAATATGCTCCTTTTCCACCAGAAGAATAAAAAATCCTTGGTTTATATATCCTTTATTCGTATATTAATGGTATAAATAAATAAAAATAAAGGTTATGAAAGAAAAAGACATCCAAAACATCCAAAACGCACTTGAAAACGTTCAATCACTAAAAACAATTGAACAAAAAGAAGCAGTTCTTAAACAACTTAAATCTCAAATCCGCAAACTTGAAATCGCTGTTGTAGCAATTGGTTTGGTAATTGTAGGTTTGATTGTTCTCCCATTCCTTGGAATTCTATCATTTAATACAGTACTTGCACTTTCAATTGTGAGTGGAGCGCTGTTGATTATTAAAGCATTTAAAGATGGAGAAATTCTTGAAACTGAGAAATTTTTCCTCCAAATCAGCATTACTAACGATAAAAACCAAGACAAAGATGGAGAATGAAAAATATCAACCAAGTAGAAAAATCACTACTGCAGACGGAACCGTAATGTATATGTTTGATGGCAAACTTCATAATTGGGAAGGTCCGGCTTTGCTTCCACAAGGCGACAACCGCAAACGAGAGTATTACATTAATGGAATTAAGATGAGCCAAGAACAATGGAAAGAGGCTCTTAAAAGTAGAGAAGGCTTGCCTTGGTACAAAGGATCAGGCGCTAAAGCACGATTTTAACATGCAAAATAAAGGTTATGAAACGTATATCAAACGAAGAGGCTTTAAATTACGTCCCATATGAACGAACTCCTTTATCGCCCCCACCAGCGCAATATTCAATTTTTGTAGGAAATAAAGGATGGGATGAAGTTAAATATTTTACATCCCGTTTTAGACAAAGCATAAATGGAAATAATGGAGATCAATCCGTTTATATTTTAGAAAGTTCTTCTATGCCTGGAATGGTAAAAATAGGTCATACTAAGAGTGATCCTATTGATAGAGCAAACCAATTAAGTAAATCTACAGGTGTACCTACCCCATTTAATGTTGTATATTCGTACAGTTGTTTCAATGGGGAAAGAATTGAAAAAGCAGTCCATAAACATTTCAAAAAAAAACGAGTTAATACCCAACGAGAATTTTTTTATGTTGAACTAGATGAAGCTATTAAAGCTATAGAAGATTTAGGATCTAAACTAGATTGATATTTATACGCGAAATCAACGATTTTATATGTCAATTAAAAACGTATTTGCATTATTTGGGTTCCCGGATGAAGAAAATCCTGAACGTTTAAAACTTGAAGCTGAATTGGAGGATTATAAAGAATCTCCTCACTTTAAGTTGGGGATGTTCCATAAATTGATTATGAATGGTCATTTATTTTCAAAACAAGTTACCAAATTTTTTGCTAAAGCAGATCCTTCCCTGGATGTAAAAGGAATAGATCAAGCCGGTGAATATATGATGTTTACCAGAGCTTGGTTTTGGATTGAACCAGTTAAGATGAGATCGAAAGTTTGGAAAGAGGCTTTGAAACAATACGCAAATGAAGAGTTTTTAATATCTATCCGGTTGAGTATTTCTTATTTTGAAGGTACAGAGGAATATGAAAAATGTGCCCACTTGAAAAAAATTCAAGACTTTGTTGAAAAAAACTTGCCCGCCTAAAAGAAAGTTATTATCTTTAATTATATTTTGATATTAAAATTATTGAAATATAAATGGTTATAATAAAAATAAGTAAATAAAATAAAATGAAAAATAAAGAATTAGTATTGAGACGCTTGGAGTCTTTAGAAGGAAAATTGAAACGTTTGAGAAACGCTTTAAACGAAAGAAATGTTGATGCTGCTCGTCAAATGTTACAGGAGGTACTTGAACTTAATGAGGATATTCAAGCAATTGTAGAACGTGAAAATTAATTAAATAAATAAAAGTTATGAATCTTACCGCCGAACAAATCCAAGATAATTGGAACGAATTGTTATCTTACATTGAGGAATATATTTCCGAACCCCGTAAAGATAAATTATTAGAATTTTATGAGCAATATGCTGATCGTTTGATGTTAATGCCTGCTGCGCATAAAAAAGAATACCATAATGCTTTTCCCGGAGGGTATGTGGAACACGTTTTACGCGTTATTCGATGTGCTATTAAGCAAGCTGAACTATGGGAATCTGAAGGATGTGACATGTCTACATTTACAACCGAAGAATTAGTATTTTCAGCTCTGAATCATGATCTAGGTAAAATGGGAGATGAAGAACAAGAATCCTATATCCCCCAAACCGATAATTGGAGACGTGAAAAATTAGGAGAGGATTATATGTTCAATACTAAAGTTCCATTCTCTTCAGTTCCCGATAGAGGATTATTTATGCTTCAATCACATGGCGTCCAGTACACATTCAATGAAATGATTGCTATTCAGACACATGATGGTTTATATGATAAGGCGAATGAAAAATATCTTATGTCTTATATGCCAGAACAAAA